TGAAGTATTGGCGATTGAATTAAATCAATTATTAGTTGATGATTACGATTTATCTTTGCTTGGATTTAATGATGAAGAATTAAGCGCTTTGCTTGGCATAGATACTGTTGAGGGATTAACCGACGAGGATGCTGTGCCAGATGCGCCAGAGGTTCCCGTTACCGTAGAGGGCGATGTGTGGCTGCTTGGGCGGCATCGGTTAATGTGCGGGGATAGCACCAGCATTGATGCAATACAAAAATTAACCGAAGGCCAAGCCCCAGATTTTGTATTTACTGACCCACCTTATGGTGTGGCTGTTGTCAAAGATGGAATGGTTGGCGCTGACTTTGGTGTCGCAAAAAAAGGCAATTACAAACCAATCATTGGCGATGAGACAACCGATACAGCAATTGAGGCATACAACGCATGTGTGGCCATTGGTGCAAAAAAGATCGTTCTTTGGGGTGGTAATTACTTTTCAGATAAATTGCCACCATCATCATGCTGGTTGGTCTGGGATAAGCGAGGCGACTCAGGCATCGTCAACACATTTGCAGATTGCGAGCTGGCATGGACAAACATGACCAGTCCGGCCAGAGTTCACAAACAGCTTTGGAATGGCATGATCAGGGAAGGCGAGCGCGATAAACGAGTTCATCCAACACAAAAGCCAGTTGCATTGTGTGAATGGGGAATCTCAAACTACACAGACAAAAACGCATCAGTCCTTGATCTATTTTTAGGTTCTGGCAGCACATTGATGGCGTGCGAGAAAACGAATCGCAAATGTTTTGGCATGGAAATGTCACCAGATTATTGCGATGTGATTGTGAAGCGCTGGCAAGAGTTCACTGGCAAGCAAGCGGTGCTGGAGTCAACTGGGCAACCATTCTCGGAGGTAAACAATGGCAAAGATTGAAAAACCCGTTCTAAAAAAGCAGGATGCTAGAAAATCAAACGGCGGCGCTCGCGAAAACGCTGGCCGCCCAGCCTTTGAACCCACCGACTCCGAGCGCAAGCAGGTCGAGGCCTTATCCGGCTACGGCTTACCAATTGACCAGATCGGCGCACTGGTGCGCGACGGCATCAGCGTGGACACGCTCCGCGCCCACTTCAGCACCGAACTGGTGTCCGGAAAGGCCAAGGCCAACGGGCAGGTAGGGAAAACCCTATTCCAGAAGGTCATGGCAGGCGACACGACCGCAGCCATCTGGTGGAGCAAGACGCAAATGCGCTGGGCAGAAACCCAAAAGCACGAACTGACCGGGGCTGATGGCGCACCGCTGGAGTTCGCCAAGATTGAGCGTGTGATTGTCAAGAATGGCTAAAACCCTGCAACTCCAAACCCCTAAGTGGGCAGTGCCTTTGCTTGAACCATCTCGGTATAAAGGGGCGTTCGGAGGCCGTGGAAGCGGCAAGAGCCACTTTTTCGCAGAGATGATGGTGGAGGCCCACATCATGGATCAAAAGCGCCGCAGCGTCTGTGTGCGCGAGGTGCAGAAGTCGCTCAACCAATCCGTCAAGCGGCTGCTAGAGACCAAGATCGAGGACATGAACGCCGGCGCTTACTTTGAGGTGCAGGATGCAGTCATAAAGTCTCGCAAGAGCGACGGCATCATTCTCTTCCAAGGGATGCAGAACCATACCGCTGACAGCATAAAATCACTGGAGGGCATGGATTGCGCCTGGGTAGAGGAATCCCAAAGCCTGAGCCAGAACAGCCTAGACCTGCTGCGTCCAACGATCAGGAAGCCCAACTCCGAACTTTGGTTTACGTGGAACCCTCGGCAGGCGCAAGACCCCGTTGACATTCTCCTGCGCGGCGAAACGCCACCAAAGGATGCCAAGGTGCTAGAGGTCAACTTCACCGAGAACCCTTGGTTCCCTGACGTTCTGCGCGACGAGATGGAGTACGACCGCAGGCGTGACCCTGACAAGTATCAGCACGTTTGGATGGGCGGCTACTTACAAAACTCAGAGAGCAGAGTATTCAGGAATTGGGCTATTGAGGAATTTGAAGCACCAACTGAGGCAATACATAGATTAGGCGCTGACTTTGGATTTAGCGTTGATCCAACAGTATTGGTTCGTTGTCACATAATGGGGCGTAAACTCTACATTGACTATGAGGCTTATATGGTGGGTTGTGAGATTATGGACACGCCTGAACTATTTATGACTGTTCCAGAAGCGGAGAAGTGGCCTATGGTGGCAGACTCAGCGAGACCAGAGACAATCAGCCACCTACGCAAGCATGGGTTCCCCAAGATAATGCCAGCCATTAAAGGCGCAAGAAGCCTTGAAGAAGGCGTTGAATGGCTCAAAACGCATGATATTGTGGTACATCCGCGCTGTACGCATACAATTGACGAACTGACGCTTTACAGTTATAAGACTGATCCATTGACAAGTAAAGTCTTACCTATGTTGAGTGACAGGGATAATCACATGATTGACGCACTGCGTTATGCGTGTGAAGGCGCTCGCAGAGCAAACAAAATGAAGCCAGTGGAATTCACACCTATGGCTAACATGAACAGATGGCAAAGGGCTTGATATGGCACGACAAACTAAAGATCAGCGACTCTCAGACGTTCATGCCGAGGCATTGGCTGAGTTCGACATTATCCAGCAGGCTTTGCGTGATGAGCGCCTCCAGTGTTTGCAAGACAGAAGGTTCTACAGCATCGCTGGCGCACAGTGGGAAGGGCCACTAGGCGAGCAGTTTGAGAACAAACCTAAGTTTGAAGTCAATAAAATCATGTTGTCGGTTATGCGGATCATCAACGAATACCGCAACAACCGAATCTCTGTTACGTTCGTGTCTAAAGAGGGTGAGGAATACGACAACCTCGCTGACACTTGTGCCAACCTTTACCGTGCTGATGAGCAAGATAGCGTAGCTGAAGAAGCCTACGACAACGCCTTTGAGGAGGCTGTTGGTGGTGGCTTTGGTGCTTGGCGCTTGCGTGCTGAGTATGAGGATGATGAGGACTTTGAGGATGAGAAGCAGCGCATCCGCATTGAGCCTATCTTTGACGCTGACTCCAGTGTGTTCTTTGATTTGAACGCTAAACGACAAGACAAGGCAGATGCCAAGCGGTGTTACGTACTATCCGCGATGGCGATTGAGTCGTACAAAGAAACGTACAACGATGACCCAACAACGTGGCCCAAGTCCGTTCACCAGTTTGAGTTCGATTGGTCAACGCCTGATGTTGTCTACGTTGCTGAGTATTACAAAGTTGAGGAAAAAGGAGATACGGTAATTGTGTTTGAGATGCTAGACGGTGAGGAGGAGCGTTACCTCCAATCTGAGATGCTTGCTGACCCTCAAATGCTTATCCAGATCACCTCCGCTGGTGGTCGTGAAGTTCGCCAGAAAAAGATTAAGGTCAAGAAGGTACGCAAGTATGTCATGTCAGGCGCAAAGGTGCTTGAGGATTGTGGCTACATTGCTGGTAACTGCATCCCAATCATTCCCTTGTACGGCAAGCGTTGGTTCGTTGACAACATCGAGCGTTGCATGGGTCATGTTCGCTTGGCTAAAGACGCACAGCGCCTGAAGAACATGCAATTGAGCAAGTTGGGTGAAATCTCTGCGCTATCCAGTGTTGAGAAACCCATTTTGCTGCCTGAACAGGTTGCAGGTCATCAGGTTATGTGGGCAGAGGACAATCTAAAAGACTACCCTTATCTGTTGGTGAACCCGATCACCGGGCCAAATGGTGAGAGTACAGCAGCAGGCCCAATCGGGTACACCAAGTCGCCTGCAATTCCTCCAGCTATGGCAGCACTGCTTCAGGTGACCGAACAGGATATGCAGGATATCCTCGGAGGGTATCGAGACCGGGAAGTTGCGCAGCATAGCGATCTGCCAGAGGCCAAGCCGGTTCACGTTATAGAACCACTGCCCGTCCTCGGCCTCTAGGATCATTACGGCGTCGGGGTTTATCGGGATCAGGGTGATTGGATCGCCCTTGCTGTCCCGGATGATGGCTGCGTAGGCATTGCCTCGCAGCAGAAAGCCGGTGTGCATCTGCTCCACGAACTCTAACCACGTCTGGGGCGCGTTCGGATTCTTGAACAGCTTAGCGACCGGGTGGTCGGTTACGTATATCTTGGTTCCGTCCTCTTGGAGGCGGAGCAGGCGCGGGGTACAGCGGGATACGTCGGTGGCACGGCGGGTCACACAGGCATAGACGGTCGGGACCGTCATAGCCGTTGCTTGGCTGATCTGAAGCCCCGAGGCCGAAGACAC